CTTCTTCGACTTTCTAGGCTTCTTCTCCTTAGGAGCTTCCACATTAGCAGCCTCATCGACAGTAGTCTCGACTATAGGAGTATCCTTCTTCGACTTTCTCGGCTTCTTCTCTACAAGCGGTTCAGCCACAAATTCGCGATTGAAAAGACGAGCTAAAGTAGCAAGTGATTCTTGAGTATATTTACCAGAACGTAAATCACTAATAATCTCGTCTACAATAGAAGGAGTCTTTGGTTTGCGAACACGTGTTGGCTTTGCCGCGGTGACAATTGCCTCAGTCAAAGGAATCATTTCAGTAGTGGTATTGGTCTCAGGGTTCATGGTTTCAGGGTTCGTGTTTCAGGGGAGGATGTGCTCTTATCTTTCTTTAAAAAAAGTCAATCGATTTTTTCATTTCACACTATAAAAAATTTGTTCTCTCTATATTATAAAAATGAGTTATAATGAAATATTCGCTGGACTTTTATCCAGATTAGCAACAGCTATGTTGAATTCTGGAGAACAAATGAAAGCCAAAGCATATAAATCAGGAGAAGAAGCCATTTTAGCTTTTCCTTCCTCGATAAAATCAATAAAAGATATTGATAAAGTTCCAAAAATCGGTCCTAGTATAAAAGAAAAACTCAAAGAATATTTAGAAACTGGAAAAATAAAACTTCTGGAAGAATATGAAAATCGTGCAGAGAACATTTTTATAAATGTCTATGGAATCGGTCCTAAAAAATCCGCCGATATTGTCAAAAAGGGAATATTGACTATTGCTGATTTAAGAGAACATCAAGGCGAATTATTAAATGACGTCCAGAGAACCGGTTTGAAATATTACGAAGACATATTAAAACGAATTCCTCGGGCTGAAATCGACCTTTATGACAAATCGTTGAAGGCTGTTTTACGGGATATAAAGGGGGCGAAATACGAAATCGTAGGGAGTTATCGAAGAGGACAGCGTGATTCGGGTGATATCGATGTTATTTTGACGGCGGCTGAAGCAGGGGCTTTTGACCGATTTTTAGATGTTCTCATTAAAAAGGGGATTATTGTTGAAGTTCTCTCTCGTGGGAAAAACAAATGTTTGGTTATCGCCAAAATACCGAAATCGGCGAGTTTTCGTCGTGTAGATTTTCTTTATGCCACTCCTGAAGAATATCCTTTTTCTGTTCTCTATTTTACTGGAAGTAAAGGGTTCAACGTAGTAATGCGTGGATATTCTCTTTCTAAAGGGTATTCTTTGAATGAACACGGATTTACTCCTAGTTTTCCAGGTAAAAAAATAACCGAAGAACGTGATATTTTCGATGCTCTAGGTCTCCAATATAAATCTCCAGAAGAACGGGTTGATGGACGAGCGGTGATTCCTATCTCGAATGATAGTCCAAAAGCGACTATTGAAGCCCCTAACGGAGAACCTGAGGGTGTGTTTGATTCGATTCAAATATTAGAAAAACCAGTAGAAGAAGTTCTCCAAAAAACCCGGAAAAAGAGAGAACCGAAAAAAGACCTCCAAAAAAAAGTCATAAAGGAAATATTGGATAAAGCGCCGGAGGCGCCGGAGGCGCCGTCAGATTCCCAGCGAAGAGTATCCGATAATATTCTTCTTTCTGACAAACCTGAAATGGCCATCGAAGAAGAAGTTCTCCCGAAAAAGAAAGATAAAACTAGAAAGAAGAGAGAACCGAAAGAACCTAAGAAAAAGGAAATAGCTATGTCTCCGGTAATAGTGCCGTTGGATGCGCCGAAGGCGCAAGAGAATATTCTTCTTTCTGACAAACCCGAAATGGTGGCCGAGGAAGTTCTCCCAAAAAAGAATGATAAAACGAGAAAGAAGAGAGAACCGAAAGAACCTAAAAAAGACCGCCAAAAAAAAGTCATAAAGGAAATATTGGATGAAGCGCCGAAGGCGCCATCAGATTCCCAACGAAGAGTATCTGATAATATTCTTCTTTCTGACAAACCCGAAATGATGGCCGAAGAAGTTCTCCCAAAAAAGAAAGATAAAACTAGAAAGAAGAGAGAACCGAAAGAACCTAAGAAAAAGGCTATGGCTATGTCTCCAGTAATAGCGCCCTTGGAGGCGCTTACGGCGCCGAAGGCGCAAGAGAATATTCTTCTTTCTGACAAACCCGAAATGATGGCCGAAGAAGTTCTCCCAAAAAAGAAAGATAAAACGACGAAAAAATCGAAAGAAAAAGAATTAGAAACAGAAACCGTATCTAAAGAAATAATGGATATAGTTATAGAATTCAAACAAAAAGGGCTTCCTGTTTTAGAGCCCCTTTCAAAAAAGGTTCTCGAAGAATTCGTTGAATTTCTTGACGATTCTTATTATAACGAGAACCCTTTATTAACGGACAACGAATATGATATTGTAAAAGAATACAAAGAAAAAAAATTCCCATCGAAAGACACCGTATGTAAAATCGGCGCACCTATCAAGGGAAAAAACAAAGTAACACTCCCTTTCGAAATGGCATCCATGGATAAAATCAAACCCGACTCCGGCGCATTATCTGGATGGACCGCCAAATATAAAGGGCCTTATCTCCTCTCGTGTAAATTAGACGGCGTTAGCGGACTTTATGAATGTAATCAAAAAGGAGAATATAAATTATATACTCGTGGGGACGGATGTGTAGGTCAAGATATTTCGCATTTAATTCGTGCCCTAGAACTTCCAAAAATCCCCATCGGAATGGCTGTTCGTGGTGAATTCATTCTTTCCAAATCGATTTTCAAAGAAAAATATGCAAGCAAATTCGCAAATGCCCGCAATCTCGTTTCTGGAATAGTAAATAGTAAAGAGGGGGCAGGAGCGAAAGACCTCCATTTCGTGGCCTATGAAGTCATTCAACCTTTAGTTAAACCGAGCGAACAAATGCGTATGCTTGAAAAAGCACATTTCCGTGTCGTCCAAAATGAACTCCGTCCTATACTATCCAACGAATCTTTGTCGGAACTCCTTGTAAATTGGCGAACCTCATATGAATACGAAATCGACGGCGTGATTGTCACAAACGACACAATTCATCCCCGTGTTTCGGGGAATCCAGAATACGCTTTTGCTTTTAAAATGGTTCTTTCCGACCAATTAGCCGAAGCCAAAGTCGTAGATGTTTTATGGGAGGCGAGCAAAGACGGATATTTGAAACCCCGTGTTAGAATCGAACCCATTAAATTGGGCGGAGTTACCATCGAATATGCTACGGGATTTAACGGTAAATTCATAGAGGAAAATAAAATCGGGATTGGCGCACTTATACAAATGGTAAGGTCAGGCGATGTCATTCCATATATCAAATCCGTAACCGTTCCAGCGGAAAAGGCCAAAATGCCTCTCGTCCCTTATATATGGAATAAAACCCACGTGGATGTTCTCTTGGAAAATCCACACGAAGATGAAGGAGTCCAAGAGAAAAATATAACGTCTTTCTTTGTGACAATAGGCGTAGATGGCCTAGCAAAAGGGGGCGTTCATAAATTATATAAAGCTGGTAAGACTACCATAGCGGACATTCTTAAAATGACTGCCGCGGATTTTGAAAAAATCGATGGATTTCAAAAAAAGACGGCGACAAAGTTAACCGATGGTATTCGCGAGAAACTAGCCGCGGCCTCTTTATTGACAATTATGGTTGCCTCCGGTAAAATGGGTCGCGGATTAGGAGAACGCAAGATTCAACCCATTTTAGAAGCTTTACCAGATATCCTTACATCCCAGGAGAGTCCCGAAATCAAAGAAACAAACATAAAAAAAGTCCCAGGAATCGGTCCGGAGAATGCCCGCGAATTCGTCAAAAACATTCCTGCTTTCTTGGGATTTCTCAAAGAAACCGGATTAGAAAACAAACTCTCGATGGTTCCTGCGAAGAAAGAAGCGATAGTCGAAGGTCCCTTAACAGGAAAAAAAATCGTGATGACCAAAGTGAGAGACCAAGACATTATTTCCTTTGTGACAAATCAGGGAGGGTCTTTCGAAGATTCGATGAAAAAAGATGTAATGGTTCTCATCGTGAAATCCAAAGAAGATGTCTCGAATAAAACGGAATATGCCACAAAAAATGGGATTCCAATAATGACTGTGGAAGAATTCAAAAAGGAATATATGTAGAGGGACGGGTATAAAATATTTTTATAATATATATGCCTAAGTCTACAAAGAAACGAATGCCTTTTTTGATGAATAATTATTACAAAAAAATGAAAATAGTAAATGGTAAAATAGTGGAAGACATAGAAATCCTTCGAAAAATTAACGAAAAAGGACAATCGATTGAAGGACATATTGGAAACAAACCGATTCATATTCGGAGTACCCGACGACGACGAAGAAAGACGAACCGAAAACGATAAACTAGTTTTACATCATAAAGGAATAATATTTCTTTATGATAGAACGGATTGATTATGAAGGGGGGCAACATATCCAAAAAAGGACAGAACTCTAGATATCCAAACTGACAGTATTACCTCTGGAATTGTTATTTCTACGACGGCTTCTCTTTGGAATAGCACCTCCCTGCATATCTTTCAAACTACCTACCGAAATCATCGAATCCATTCCATATTCACTCAAAACATCACTCACCGGATTTATATTCGATGGCTCTGGTTCTTGTGGGAGAATCGGTTCGCTAACAACACGCGTTTTCAATCCCGATAAGATAGAATCAATATCCGTGCTAGGACCTCTCATTTCGGGACGTTGAACTTGCTCGCTACGACCACTAATCGGCCCCGGTGGAGGAATGAGCGGAGAAGCGGATGTTCCACGACCCATCGCTAAATCTGGGCGATTAGCAGGCGGTTGTGAGAACATCTGGGTATTATTTCCAGGTCTTTGTGCCATAGTAGGCATCGCCTTTGTCTCTACTGGTGCTGGAGGTGGCCCCATATTTCTAGATGGCCCCTGATTCTGCGAGTCTTTCATCAAATTATTCGCCATATTGAATCCCGGACTCGCTTGAGACATCGAAGAAACGGTTGCATTCGTAAACATTTTCATCAATTCCGGACTCTGTTTGATGACATCGTTGAAAGCAGGTGTTGCTGATGAAAGTGCTTTATTGGTAAAATTGACAACGGCCGCTGAAAATCCCAAACGAAGAATGAGCGAAATTTCCGGTGATAATTTGCCACCCTTGTATTTATCGTGGAGTTCAGCGAAAATCTCTTCATAAGAATCGATGTCTTCATTCACTTGCTCTCCCCAACCATCTAAATTAATATCGAAAGGATTAAAAGCAGAATTGGCATATTCAAGAGAATTCACAGCTGTCATAAACCACCATCCCTGTAATTTAATCGAATCCTTCTTGCGTTTATCTTCGAGTGCCGTTTCATATTCATCTTCGATTTCTTCATAAGCGGATTCGAGTGTAAAATGCGGATTGTTCTTAATGAGTCCCTTCTCATACCACTCTTCTATTTTCTTAATCATCATTCTCTTCTTTCGGCGTTTTTCACGGTCAGAAAGACTTGTTCCACTATTATTCGAAAGAGGAATTTCATTCATTTTTGAGAACCCATCCCACGTTTTAGTATTTCCCATACTATCGACCGTTGCTTGACCGAGCGCAGGTTCGCTAATAGTTTTTGTTTCTCCAGATGAACTAGTAGAAGAAGAACCGAGACCAAAGAAATTCGAAAAAGAATTGCCGAGACCACCAACGGTTTTACTATCGGAAGTCGAAGCCGAAAGATTATTTAGCTCATTTTCTAATTTATCTAATTCTCCTAAATCTACACTCATCGAACCAGAAGGTGCCTTCTTCTTATCATTCATCAATAATTCGATTCCTGGTCCCATAGAACCAGATGAAGGGGCCGAATCGTCTAAATTTATCGAAATACTGTCTAAATCACTGAGTCCTAAATCAATCACTTCCATTTTATGATATTCTTACAAGAAATATTTTTAAGTCCTACGCACCTTATATGATTTATTTTTACGACTAGAACGGCGTTTATATTTACGAGAATATCGTATTTTTGTTTTATGAGAACCACCACCAAGCTCATCGTCGATATCGTCGATGACATCTTCACTCTGTATAACTTTATCATGTGGAGCTTTAACACGTGGATCTTTACCATGTGTATCTTTACCATGTTGAGCTTTACCCGCTTTACCCGATGAAGATTTAGTAGGTTTTTTTTTCTTATCTAGACTGGCTTTTAAAGCCGCACTATGACCGGGTTGATTGACCACAGAAATTCGAGATTTTTTACTTTCACTAACAAGCCAATCATAGAATTGTTTTAATTTTTCATCGGGTAAAACACCCTTGTCATTTTTTGTCTGATATATCGACTGTCTTAGAAGTCCTGACATATTTAAAGCATGGTTACTCTTTAAATTCTCTTTAAAGGCATCAAAATTATGTTCAGAACCATGTGAATCTATTACATAAGTATTTAACAAACTTATCACAGCCATTTTATTAAAAACCTCAGGTTCACCATTTACCATAAGCCCATAGGTTTCAAACATCGTTTTAATATCTTCGTCTGTTACAACGCTCTGAGCCATTAGTATATATATTATTTATATAATTCCCCCCTCCCGTTTCAACCACCAGACCCCCTGTAAAAAACAATCCGCTAAATCGTCCTTCTTTTTACGTTCGCACGTCGCCCATTGTTCTCCACCATTAAAAACCTTTTTATCGAGAACCTGTTGACAATAAAAAACGCCGTCCTTCTTATGAGATTTATATTTTTGAGCCTGTGTTTGTTCCACCCCCCCGCCGACCTCATTCATTTCCTTCTTTTTGACATCCTCTTTCGAGAACATTTTCAATTTATTCGCAGAAGAAATGAATTCCACACGAACCCCCTCATAACGCATAATGAAATATTGCGCCAACATTCCTTGAACCGTTTTCATTCTACTCGCTAAAGGAGATATCTGGTTCTCAATAAGAACCACCGAAATATCCACAGGCAATAAATCCTGAAATATTTTTTTCATAGCTTGTCCCAAAGAAATCAAATCGGCTTCGCCGGCTGTCGCCGATTTCTTTCCCCCCACCCCTACCAATCTCTTTTTCGCCAAATGGTCTTCGACCCAAGCGAGAACCTCCGGTTTCTTCGCCGTAGGCAGAGAAAACCCTAGCGATACGGCCAAACCCATCAACTCCTCCAATTTCATCTTTTTGACATTCTTGAATTTAGGGTCGGGTAAAAGCCATTCGCCTCGGTCAGCGAGAACCTTCGCGTGTTTGTCACAAAGGAATATTTGTGATGGTGCTTGCGCCGAAGGCGCTTCCGCTAAGGGCGTGGCAAATTTCGATTTATGGTTACACTGTTTCGGCGAATTGGCTGTCTTTTTTGCCTTGGAGGATGTAGGGGATGTTTGAGAACATAGAGGAATAGCAACGGGTTCATCCATTAAGGAGAGAACTTTCCAGTCGATAATGGTTGGTGGACGACTTTCTTCGGTTGTCTCAAAGAGACAATAGGCCAAGTTTTTGATACCGACATCGAAACTGATGATTTTCATTTTCGAGTTGTTATGAATACACATAAAAAAATGGGTTTATGTGGATTTTATCTATACCCCTTTTGAATAATTATAATAGCATATTTCTATCTTTGAAAAGACTGTCTATACGAAGTAAAACCGTTCTTGGCAATATTTTCGAGTTGGCGCATAGTCCAACCCATAGAATAACCCGAATGGCAGTTGTAATCGCTAGCGATTGCTGTAGTCAAACGGCAAACCTCGGGATTTTGCGAGAACATAAAGGATTCGCCATAGAAATTGGCGAGGATTATCCAACCCTCCTCTTGATTGATTACACGGTAAGCACGCGATAATAAATTCGAAGATTCAGGTCTCATAAAACTGAAATCGGGATTGGTAGGTCGGTCTGTGTGTGGAGCAACGGGAAGATGAAGAACATCCGACTCCAATTTGTGAATATTAGCAACACTTTTGATATCATAACCGGACATATTGAGAAAGGGTGTATATTTTATGTGGATGGGTCTTTTCTTTTCAATTTTATAGGGGCATTTTGTTCTCGTAATTGGTTTTCATAATACTGACATCCATGGTAATAAAACGTTCTAGTTTTTATACTATACATTGTAGTAGGATAGGAATATTTCATTAGCAAATTAGCGGAAATTTTCCAAAATAAATCACTCGAATAATTTATTTTGTAATATTCTTGATGGGTTTTCGGGTCGAATTGTATGACTACTGTAGAATCCATATAATTTAAAATATGATTCACGACATCAATCGGTAGCATTTTCTTATATTACCTGTAAAGTTATCATAAACCAAAAGATTCAATTTTATCGGCTTACTTTTTTATTATATAATTCGGATTGAGTAATTTCGGGGGCAATCATACGTGCCTGTAGTTGGTCTCTTGTTAAATACAACTCTTTCAAATCGCTGTCTTGATAACCTTTCGGTCGATTTTTACTTTCATAAGTAGGAAACAAATAAGGGGTAGAATGAGTTTCTCCTTGATTCAAATCGGCATAACGTTTGAGATACCCAGCATCTGTGGCTGTTTGTACACAATTATATTTCATTATTTCTTTAGCATTTTTAGTAAGATACTGGCGATATTGCCAATTGGTTTCAACCCCGGTTTCTCTTAAAAGATGTTCGTTGAGAACTGCTTCGGGTTGAAAAGAGGCGGTAACGGTGCGTCCATCAGACATTAGGGGTGGAAAGCCTTCATATTTGTTATTCGTATGATATCCTAAAGCAGATGGAGGTAATGTATTGGATTGTGTTTGATAAGCAATATCATAAGATAAAGGTTCGGTTTGAAACATTATATATATTCTATATAATATTTTATTCTTTTTCTTCCAAAAGACGAATCAAATCGGATTTTTTCAGTTTCTTTGTATCTGTTGCTAAACCACGCGTGAGAACCATCGTTCTCAAATAAGAGACGTCCATTTTCCTATATTCTACTTTATTAGAACCTTCTGTTTGTGGTTCTTCTTCTTCTTCTTCTGTTTGTGGTTCATCGGCTTCGTCGGCTTCTTCAGAATCTTTTGGATTTACTTCATCTAAAACAAACTCTTCCAATTCAGATAAAGGCTCTGATTCAACCTCATCAATATCATTTATATCCACGTTGATAACTTTTACATTTGTTTCATCCTCTTTTTCATCATCCGATAATTCCGTATCAGAAACAACAATTTTTTTGAATTCATACTCTTCAGGCTCATCCTCATCCACTATTTCGTAATTATCATCCATTTCATTCTTCATAGACCCCATTTGAAACAAACGGAACAATTCTGGCGGAAAAAGCCCACCAGCACCTCCTCCAAAAGGCATAGAAGCCGAAAATACCGGTTGAGAAGAAGACATATGTCCAGAAATGGGTTCGGGTTCTTTCTGTTGTATTTGAATTTGCATATGAAGACTTTTTAATTCTTTCACCATTGAATTCATAATTTCAAACATAGTATTACACTTATCCTCCAATAATACGAGACGTCCTTTAAAATGATAAACCAACATCATAATTAAAACAAACGTAACGGCTAAACTAATGAAAAAAAATGTCTCGAGTAAGCTAAAAAAACTCATTTTATAATACTTCAATACAATAAAATAAAAAGCCAAACGAATGAATCGAAAATAATATTATTGTATAGTATAATGGAAACTAGTATTGAATCATCTTCTATAGGATCACAACCTTCATCTAATGGCGGGGATTTTTTCAAAAATGTTCTCATAGGTATTCTGTTGGTCATTTTAATTTTGTCGCTTTTAGGAATAAATATATTTATTATTTTTGGAAATTCACTCCAAAACTTTATTGATATTTTTAGCCCCATTATTTCTAAAACCTTAGCTGATTTAGGATATGCCTCTGGTAATATTATCACCCAATCTTCCGATATTGTTGCCGATACTTCTAAAACCGGTATTGATATTTTGAATGACACCGTCAATTCAGTAGGCGATTTATTATTAAAAGCTAGTGGTAAAAATCCAAATTCTAGATTAGACAAATATATTAATCAACCGCCTACAGAACCACCTCGTTCTCCTGAGCCAAATAATACTACTAGTCCTATTCAATCCGGTGGAACATCTTCTAAATCAAATTGGTGTCTAGTAGGAGAATATAATGGCACTCGCGGATGTATTAGTGTAACCGACCAGGATAAATGTCTTTCGGGACAAGTTTTCCCTAGTCAACAACAATGTTTGAACCCTAATTTGACACAAAATAATTCATAAATACGAAAAAACATAATAAAATGATATTGTTATTATGTTTATTGGAAGATGTCACAAAGGTTTATTTATTTATTGAAACTCGAACAAGGGAATTTTTTTCTCATTTCGAGAGAACCGAATGAAGACCCTCTCTTTTTTTTTCTAAAAATCACTCTTCAATTTGGATTTTTGAAGAAATTCGCGCCTCTCCAGATTCTTGAAAAATGGCCGGAAACTCATTCATTAGACCTGGATTATCACGTCAAAAAACAGATGCTTATACACGGAATCGAAAAAGTCCGAGGAGGTTCATATCTATCCGTCGATTTATCGCCGGAACAAACCGCGCTTTTACAACGCGAATTAGGATTTCTTGCGAGTGATATCGATGAAACCTGTCCGGAATATGTCATAAAGGAAATAATTACCCAATATCAGAATATCCCGCTCGACCAAATCCCATATATGAAAAAACAGACGGAAGCGAATTATGCGAAATATTTAGAAGAATCTAGAATATTAGAGAAAAACAAATTGGATTTTAAAGAATCGCGAGCGCAACTAGAATGGCTCTTGAAAAAATCTCGCGAACAAGTTGAAATCCAAAAAAACACACTCATTTATGATATCATTCATAAAAAAGAAGTCGCAATTTATCGCAAGAATATCGCTCAATTACATATTATATATAACATCTTTATGACACTTTACAAGAGACCTTTTTTAGAGACATCTTATTCGGATTTGCCGATTTCTAATCCGGAATTTTTGCTGGATGATTTTATGTATCACGGAAATAGGACTCATTTGGCGATTTCCATAGATAGATTAGAGCGATTATACAAGTGTTATTCTTTCTTTTTGACATATATTGAGAACCGATTTACGGAAATGGAGTTTGAGGTGGCTTCTTGGGGTGTTACTGCTAAATGGCGATTTCCCAGAGAGTTACATTTTATGTCTATGCTTACAAAGAAGGAACCCCAGAAACCGTAAGCGTGGGATAAATCTGCGGTGGAGCCGGAGGGATGGGCGGATTTACTGGTGTAATAGAGCAATTCGTTTGATTCAGAATCGTTGCGTTTGTGGCATTATAAATGGTGGCGATAGACGGTTGATAATAATATTCAGGATATTTACTATCTGTTGGATAAAGAATCGAATATGAAATGGATAATTGGAAATCGTAAATATATCCTAAAGAAGTAGGTAAAACAATATTGGAGACATTAAAAACGCCTAAATAAAAAGAACCGTTAAATGTGATTGAATTTGGATTTACAGAAATATTTAAAATGGGTTGATTTGTTATCGGGTAATTATTAATATTATAATTTATCGGTTCTCGAATATACATAGAGGAATGACTGTAATTTACGTTGACAGAAACAGAATTCAATTGTATTTGGAATGTAAGAGGTCCCGAAGTAGTAGTATATCCTGAATTCAATCCTCCTTGAAATTTTATTATGGTTGGTGTAGAAAAGGCGAAGATATAATTGGGTAATGTCGAATTGAACATATAAGTCGTGAAAATAGTGGAAGGTGTGGAAGTAGACAATATATTATTTTCATTCGTATATTGAAATCCATATCCATAAGGGTCTAATTCTTGATTGATAATACCATATGAAGCCGTTGTATTATCATTCACTAAATTATAAAGGGGGATTGCTGGGTCGTCATAAAGAAGTAAATTACCAGGAACATCAGAAGCACTCGACGGTGTTTTTATAATGACTCCAGGCGGACAGACTTCAACAATACCATTCACGGTATTTTCCGCAATAAATTGGTTGGAATAAGTCCGTTTTTGATAAGATCCAGTCTTCATAGCTTGTGCATAAATCTGTGCTTGGGTTAGATTATTGGTTTGTGTAGACATACGATTACTATTATGTTTTAGAATTTCGGCTTTTCGTCGCATATCTAAATCGAATTTGGTATAAGGAAGAGAAGTAGCGGGATTGATTTTAGTATAAGGATTATTCGCCAGATTATTGTATCGATTTGCTGGAATATTGAATAATTGGAACCGGGTTTTTTGGTCAATCGAATTCAAATAAGCTGTATCGGAACAAATATTTTGAGGGTTGCTCATTTATATATCTTTTCACTTTATTACAAAAAACTGTTATACCATGAGGTTGAAATAGAATTAATCATTTCGGGTTCATAAACCACCTGTGTGACATCTTTCGTATTGGGCCCCGACCTTACAATCTGGTTAATCTCAATGACATTAAGTGCTCTGCTAAAATATTGTAGATTTGATAATAATCCATTATATCCATTATAAGGGCAAACATGGACATCGTAATAATTTTGTTTGGGAACATTCATTAAATTATGGCGTTTTACAAGTGTTCCGTTGATATATACGTCGATATATGTATTTTGACAACGAATTGCTAAATGGAAATAATTCGTTGGTAAATTCGATATATCAATCACTAAATTCGAACTATTAATAGCAGGCGTGTCTACCGTATCCATAAGAATAAACAAATGATTTGGTTCGGAAGGCTTTCCAAAATAGACTCCTGGACCATTATTAAGAGAACAATATTGATTTACCCCGTTATTTTGGAGACTAGCATCCCCTTTTACAAAAATAGGACTGTGCCATAAAGGAGTTACTTCTTGACCTACTCCATCAGGACTTAGACTGAGCCACACAGACCAAGTAAATTCTATTCCAGTAGCTTCATTATTCGACCGTATAAGTGTTTTTGACGAAGTATCTGAGGGGTTTTGCTTTATAACAATCGTTTTTGTCGCGCTAATTTGCCCATTCACGAGCATAGGATTATTAGCAGGTTGCGAGAAATACCCAATTAATTTTACTGCAATAAAAAATAAGATGACAAAAACAATAATGACTAAGATAAGAAAAACTATTTTTGCTATAATTCCATTTGAATCCAAAAAACTCGTGCTTGTAGTGGCAACTTGATTTGGGTCACTAAATGATTTGGCAGCATCACTTACAGTATTACTAATCGAAGTTCCGACATTTTCAAATGTGGCATTCATAGGTGGAGGGGTTTCTATTGAAGGAGGTAGTTGTGATTCCATAATATAATATATTATATTATTTTCTCTTTATGATTATCGAGAACATCCTTTTATAAATGTTCTCTCTCTCGGGGGTTTATAATGATGTCATAAAGAAGTATATGGATGATATATTTCTTTATGATTATCGAGAACATCCTTTTTA